ACTAATATCAATACTTGATATACCTGTAATAGGATGAATTACAACACCACCCTCGTGTCTTACGTATACTGGATTATTTATAGTAGGCTTTGTTAGTGGAGCTCTATTGACATATAAAAGATCTTTATTAGATATTTCTTCTACGTGTATAGCATTTGCCGCTACAGAGCCTAACCTATAAAAATTACCGGGGTAAGCATAATAACTAGAAGTTGTATTACCTTCCGCATTGGTGAAATCAGTACCCGCACTTATTGTTTCCTCGTTCTCAAATAAAGCTATCTTCTCTTCTACGTTCTTCTTTATGTCTGAATAATCAGAATCATTAGAAACAACATAGTTTCTAAAAGAAAAGTAACCCTCAAAAATTTCATTCTGAGCTTGTGTAGCCAGAGTATTGAACTCTCTTGGTACTATGTAACCTCTATTTTCTTTATTCAGTATGTTTAGTACTGTTTTATAAACGTTGTCTATGCTTACCATTAGTTTTATTTATTTATTAGATGGTTATGATTAACCGAATAATCATAACCTATTGTTTTATGAAAGTTTCTTTTCAATAGCTTTCATAACGTCTACGCCTTCATCTGTTTTTAAGAATCGTGCAAACGCTGCATATGGGTGTTCATCAAATGGCACTGTCATAATTTTCTTATTATTAGTTGACCATTTAAATACCGTGTTGTCGTCTGTCAGTTTAACGATCCCAGCTTCTACGCATCGATTAGCTAAGTTGCGAAGTTTAATATCTTCGTCATTAGCAATATCTATGAACAACTTAGGTTCGTTTCTAGCAAATAAATAACAATCACGCTTAATTTCTTTTGAAGACATGCTAGTTATTTCTGAACCAACCTCAGTTCTAAGTATAGCTTCTAAGTGTTCAATATCTAATTCCTGAACAAGTTTTAAAGCTTCTAGTTCCATTTCAATAATATCAATATCATCAATAGCTTCTTGAGTAGAGTCTAGTTCTTCAAATACTTTGTTTGCATCAGGATGATACACTGAAAGCAACTGCTGTAATAAGGGGAATCTACGACTTGCGTGTAAAACCCCGTCTTCAAATATAATATGCTCTAATCGTGCATGTCCATCTTGTTCATCAACAAACAAAGATTTTTGATTTGTAGCATATCTAATTTCTTTATTAATACCTGTTTTTTCGTCAAAATAAATTAAGCCTGAGCTTTTAACCTTATAAGTTAAAGGGCTTTTATTATTTTTAAGAATATAGGTTCTGTCTTTAATTTCCCAATTTTTCATAATATAATTTAATAAGATAAAATAACCCCCGCCTAAGCAGGGGCTATATTAATTGATTACTTTAATAATACAAAGTTATTAGCTCCTTGCGTAATTAAACATCTTTCAGATAAGAAATTAACTCGCATTTCATCAACATCAGAAGTGTAAGCACCTCCAACAGATCCTGTAATCCAAGTTTTCATTTTTCTATCATCTGTTTCAGACGAACGGTAACGTACGTGTAAGAATGGACGCTTGATGTTTTTACCAAGATCTTGATCGTACACAGTAGATGTACCAGCAGGAATAATAGCTCCTTCGATATCTGCAAAACCACCTCGTGTTGCAAAGTCGTTTAAGTATTTCCAGTCAGTTTTATAGAAATCATAAGATCCTCTACGGAAACCGCTAAACCCTAAATTTAAAGCCATATCTTCAGAATTGTTAAATACTCCGTAAGAAGTACCTCCAGTTCCATAAGAATTTTTAGCTGCTAAAGAATCATCAATAGCTAGAGATAAAGCTCTATTGCTATAAATCATATTCTCTTCAATAGCTCCATTCTTATCTAGTTGCTTTAATATAGTGTCAAATCCTGTTAAAGGATTACCTGAAGCTGATAAATCTGCTGTTAGTCCATCGTACACATTACCTCTAGCCTCTAGAGCTGCGAAGAAACCTTCAGATCCAGAATAACCAGCACCTAATGTTGAAGCAGAAGCTTTTTTAACGGATTCTACCATAGACATTTCTAAGTAATCTTCAAATCTTAAACGAGTTTCGTGCTCAGATTTTAAATACCATAAATATCCAGAAGCTCCGTTTTCAGAAGTAACTTCAATCCATCCAATCTGAGCAGTGTCAGATCCGTTGATTTGATAGTTATCTTTTAGGATAATAGGCTTATTTGTATATGAGCTGTAGTCAGCATCTAATGATCCTTCCATTCCAGCAGAACCTTTTGCAAATTCCGATCCATATACAACTAAAGTTGCGTGATCTGCAGATGCTACAGTTCCCCAGTTAGCAGCACTATAGCAAATAGCGGTAAAAGAGTTATCTGTGTCTACAGCTGTAACCACACCTTTTATAACATCACCCACAGCAACTGCTGGAGTAGCATTACTTAATCCTTGAGCCATGATTGTTTGTCCTACACGAACAGCTGCTTTTGTTTGGCCAGATGGTAAAGTAACAACGAAATCATTTCCAGTTACAGCTACGTTGTCGTAACGCGTGTGTAAACGCCCTTGTTCTACCCAACGAATTTCGTCAGATGTAGATGGCATTTCAGCTGATACCATACGTAAGAAAGAAGAAATAGAACGATTTCCATAAATTTCAGCTTCTTTTTCGTATACATCAGGTAAAAATTGCTTTGTAAAATCAAAGTCTGTAATGTAATTGTTTTGAAATAAAACCCCTTTAGTTTGTGAGGGTTGTAAGTTTTCAATGCCTGTTAGTGCCATTGTAATAAATTTTTAAGTTATTGTTTTAGTTTCATTCTCAACTTAGAACTTGAATCTCCTGTAACAACTTTAAACTTTTGTCCGGTATTGGTTTTAATAACGCCTTCTTTTCTAGGGTCCATATTAATATTTTTAGCTTCCTTAGCGGATGTGCGAAGAGCATCGGCACGGCCTTGCTCATAAAAATGTTCTGCCAGCTTATCAGCATTACTTGCTGTAAATAAAGCTTTATGGTATCCCTTAGCGTCGCTAAGTTGTCCATCATCACCTATAAACTTTGAAACAAAATTGTTAATGTCTGACTGTTGCTTTTTTGTATCTGCAACATTGTTAACTTTATAACGGTATTTATTGTCTCCAACTTGGAAATCAAAACCTTTAAAGTTTTCACCAAACACATTATCTGTTTTTTGTAAAAAAGTTTGAGTTTGTTGTTTATTCAATTCAACACTTTGTTGATATTCATTATAATGCGTAAAAGCCTCTTGGTACTCCTGAGGAATATCTTGTTGCTTTCTCAACTTGAGATCAGCATAATATTTCTCTTTGTTTCCTTCTAAGAACTTTCTTGCATTAAATAATTCTTCTTTAAATGCTCTTTTCTTTGAGCGTATTTCTCTTGGGTCATCATCTTCATCAAACGAAAACTGGTCCTCCATGTATTCATTTATATCTTGACTATCCCAAGGTTTTGCTTGTTTATAATATTCACGTAATACTTGGCCATCATCATAGGCCGAAATATCACGATTTAAATTAACGTAGTCTTCTAAAGTACCACCGGTTTCTTCCATAAACGTTAAAAGCTTATCAACGTTTTCTGGTAATTCAACTTTTGGTTGTTGAGGTTGCTCATTAACCTTAGCCGCATTTTCATCAACTTTAGGTTTTTCTGATTTCACCTCTTCAACTTCTTCTTCAGTAACGAGCTCTAACGGCGAGTTTTTTTCTTCTGCTTCTTCGGTTTTAGCTTGCTCTTGTACTTCTTCGACCACTTCTTTGCTATCTCCGGTTTCATTTTCCACAGAAACCTCCTCTGTTTTTCGCTCTTGAACGGCATCTTTTGGTTTATTTAGTTCGTCTAAATTAATTTTAGGTACGTCTTCTGTTTCTTGTCCCGCTGCTTCTGGTGCAATATCACCTTTTTCTACAGCTTTATCAAGTACAGCTTGTTCTTGTTCTTGTGCTGATTTAGTTTCTTCACTATCAACAGCACCTTTAATTTTCCATTCACTCATAATTTAATAATATATAATAGTTAATAATTTTTATCGTGGTTCAAACCCACTTAAATCAATACCACCAAGCACATCATTACCACTAGATTCAAAACCTTTTTTAGGTTCTGGATTAGATGGCGGCTTTTGTAAATCAATTTCTTTTTTAGAGTCTAATTCCATTCTCTTTAATTTCATATTTAAATCAAACTCATATTGCATAAGCTCTCGTTTTGTTATTGCTTCGTGCTCTAACTTCTTTATGTCGAAATTTGTTTGAGCTTCAGCTAATTGAACTTTCGCTTGAGCTTTTATTTGCTCTGCCTGTGCTTTTGCTAGTTCAGCAGCTTGGGCAGCTTTGCCATTAGCCTCTGATTGAGCCGCAATATTTCGCTCTGCTCTTTCTTGATCTTTTTGTATTTTTTTAGTTCTTCTATATTTTAAAAGCTCGTTTGCTAATTTTATATTTTTTATACGTCTAATATCAATTACATCTTCTAATTGTATTTGATCTTTAGCTAATGCCATTTGAATATTTTGTTCAACTAACTGTTTTTCGTCTTCATCAGGATCTAGTTCTAAAAATATACCAAAATCATGCAAATATAAATTGTTTACTTCCTCTAAAGCTCCTACACTAAACCTGCCTATTGCTCCTATAAAAGCTTCTTTTTGCGGGTGGAATTCAAGAACATCTTTTATTCTTATTGAAATAGCTTCAGCTAACTCAGCTGTTATATATAAAGAGCTATGTAGTATATGCCTTGTTGCTGTATTAGAATTTGCCGCCGCTAACTTTTGGACTCCAACTAATGCATAGGTATCTGGGTCACTTCCGTCACGAGCCTCATTAAGGCCTGTAACATCCCGCATCATTTGTAAGTAATAATTATACGTTTGTATAAGTAATTGTGTTTGTTGACCTCCACCACCTGGAAGCTCTTGTATTGGCACCTTACCGGGATTCATTTCACCATCGACGGTCATAGATCTTCCTATAACAGAACCTGTTTGGAAGTACATATTAAGTGCTTCTTGTGGATTATAATTAGTACCGTTGCCCAAATCAATTTCAGCTAAACCATCAGCATCTAAATAAACACCAGAGGGCGTCATTCTTTGAATTGTTTGTTGTAATTTTAAATGTGTTAATTGTATAAGATCCGCATAAGTAACCATACGGCTAACTAAACTTTCAATTTTACCTTTGTACATTCTCGGGGCGCTAACAACGTAATTCATCATAACATTATTAGTATTAGAGTCAGGTCTAACCATGTTAGCGGCTTTCTCCCATTTTAGTAACTTATCTGTTCCTAAAACCATAACACCCTCATATATTGTTTCTCTAGCTTGAGCTACTTTTTCAAACCTTGCTCTTTGATCTTTTGGAGGATCAAATGTATCATCTTTTTTAATAGCTTTTTTAGCTCCAGTAGATGTTTCTTTTATTTTATAAACACTTTTTTCCCAAGTCTTCCAGTTAAAATATAATACAGTTAATGTATTAGAATCTGAACTATCAGCACTATCATTAGTAGTATAATCATAATTATTATAATTACTTGATTTTTTTACTGCATCTTCAAATTCTTCTTCAGATAAGCCGGGGAATTGTTTTTTAAGCTCGTTTGCTTTTATTTGTTTAATTTCGCCAAAATAATATACATCTTGAAAATTAGGATCCTCTGTATATGAATAAACTAAATTAGCTGGGTCAACATAATCTAATTTTATACCATCTGTATTATTAAAACTATGCTTAGCGCATGCAATACCTAAAACAGCTTGATCGTAATCTAGCCTTTTTTTAAGTTCTGGATAATTATTTCTTTTAAAAACATTATCCATAGCTTGTTCATGAGCTATCTCTATAGATGGTTTATAGCCTATTTGCATATGCAACTCAAGCTCTTCTTTTGATTCAGGAGTATTAGGATCAGATATGTTTTTAGTGTCAATACCTAATTTTTCGTCTATATCTTCAATAAACTCCTTAGCTATTATATCTTCCTCAACCATTTCCACAAAATCTGTTCTTTCTTTTATGGAAGTAGGATCTTGAGCAAAAGCTTTAATTGTAAATAGCCTGTCTTGCATACCGTTTACAACTATATCTACAAACTTAGGTATAATTGGAACTGGTTTCCAGTCTAAATTAAGATATGATAAATCTCCGTTGATTGAAAACTCATCTTTATATTTTTGAGTTGATTGCTCACCTCTTGCATATAATCTTAACTTGTGAAAATCACGTTGATTCTGAGTGAACCTACCCGATCCAGAGTTTTTTCTAAACCATTCGTTTTGTATACCTCGCGCCACTTCCATTCCGTATTTTTTGCTTTTTTTAGTAGCATCATTAACTGATTGGCTGGGAAATTGGGTAACTTGTCCTGTAGCTTCTGCCATTTTCTATTGTATTATTTTACTATTTGATCCTGCGTTATTATATTTTGAAAACCCAAAATCTATTTTTTTAATCTCGCGTGTACTTTTAGACGCATATAAATGCCTTTGACATGCCATAATAGCTAGTCCTGAGCTTATAGATGCATCAAACTTAGTTCTTTTATTAATATCAAACTTTGACCAGTCTTCAAGCGTTCTTTGAAAGTACATTCTACCACAAACACCATCTTCTTTAATGCCGACGTGATTTTCAATATAACTTTCAATTGCAGCTGCGTGAGCTTGTCTTATATCTTCTGAAGAGTTAGGTATACCACCTAATTCTTTTTCTGTTACAGAAAGCTTATTTCTAGACTTATCAGGTCTATTCATTGAATAACCTCTATAGCCTCTTCTTTTAATATGATATAATAATCTAGGTTTATTGTTTTCCGCTAGTATTGGCATTCCATAAAATATCATTGCCATAAGAACATCTTCAAAAAATATTTCAGCAGTTTGTGGTCTAGCTACATATTCTAAAAAGAATTGACTAGATGGTACTTCAGATAACATACTAAATGATGTTAGCCCGTGTAACGCACCATTAGAACCACTACCGTCGGTTGTTCCAGATATATCATAACTATCACAACCAAAAGCTCCTAAGTCTTGATTACCTGGGTATTTAATCCCATTTTTAACGATTACATTGTTTTGCATACTAACTGGAGGTATCCAAGATAATTTAAATCTTCCAGTTTTATTTGGGTGAAACTCTACTTGAGAATCTTTCACACCGTTTCTCCAACTAAATGATCCACGGGTTACATAACCCTGCATAACCATTTCTTCGTTGAAATCTATTTGTTCATATATTTTATTTAGATTGAATAAAGACTTTTCTATTTCATCTCTAAAGGCGTGTTTCTCATATCTAGGAAACTGTCTGTAGAACTCATTAAGCCCATCATTGTTTCCTTTAAGCCCATCTGCTTCATTCTCCCAATGCTCGATAACTCCGTAACTGATAAGCTCGCCATCGACTCCTTCGACTGGAGTTTCTGGAGTATCAAACACAGGGTATCCATATTTGTCAATGAATCCTTCGTAGTTCCATTCCATAGGTATGAACAAAGCGTATAATCCACTAGCAGTCTGCCCATTGCGATTTCGCTTCGTAACGTTTGAGTCATAGTATAATTTTTTAAAATTCTCACCACCTTTATCTAAAGCATTTGATGTAGAACCCATCATACATTTACCAACTACTTTTGCTCCAAGCCTGAGGCACGTTTTTGTGACCCTCCAGTTGTTGAGTATGTTGTCCGGCTTCTCCCATTTTCCCGATTCGTCGTGAACAAGTAATCTGAGTTTCTCCCCATCGTACGAGTTGTCCCCTGTATTTTTCCAATCGATCGTTGTGTCCAATCCTTTTTGGGTTTCGGTCGAGGCTTCGTTAATGGTACTCCTGGTGAGCCTCCTCGACGGTGTTTTGTACGATAGCTCAGTTTTGGGTCTTTCCATTCCATCCTGTATCGGCTTAAAGAAAAACGGATAATTTGCTGATATTGGTACAACTTTATCTGTGAACATCTTCTTTGCATCTGATCCAGATTTAGATAAAATTCCGAATCTGGAATCCCTTGATACTGTAGCTTGATTA